CCCACACAGGCTGATCAGCGGTCTTACGTGCAGCACGTTTGGTTTTTCAACTGGTGACGGTAGTCGAACCATAACTGTTACGTCACCAACTCAACTGACATTCCCGCAAACGATAGCAAGCTCTGGAACGGTCACCCTGCATCCATTCGCTTGGGTCTCGCCTCCTCCCGTTTTGGAGGTCGTAAGCTGGCCCGGTGTTCCGTCTTGGTATCCTGCGGGTGGCACTACTGGACTAGGTTACTTTTTAGGAGAGTTCTTCCCGACTTGTTACGCTGGGAATTACGAAACGCGGGTTAACTCAGTTGTCGGCACCACGATATCATTTAACGGTTCGTTCTTTTTGCACGAAATTCAAGCTGGCGACCCAATTCGCCTCTATGTTCCTTCCGTCGGAAGAATCTTTTTTCCGCCTGGAACCTACTACATTAGTCAGCAACTTCAGTTGCCGACAATCGGCGCTATTGGAGTTGTGTGTGGTTCTGGAGAGTCCACAATACGTGGATCGTTTCCCGGCTATTTGTTTTCTCTGGACCAGAAGGCGGCAGGCAACGGTCCACTCACGTTTGACAAGTTAAAATTTGTTAATGACGACGCCAACGGCAGTTGTCTCCGGTGTGTAACCAATCAAGGGATGATGACGGCCTGTACGTTTACGGCTGGCGCTGTTGGCTTGAATATGTCGAGCACGAATTCTCGCGACTCTACCTCCTACGGATATCTGATTATCGGCTGTATGTTCTTTGCGAGCGCTGGAGCGGCTGATTCGGTCGGGATCGCAAATTCGGCTAATAATGCCACGGTTGTGGGGAACTACGTTGAGGGATTGAAGAATGGGTGTCGAGTTCAGGAGTTCTTTCATTGTGTGTCTGGCAATCAATTTGTTGACTGTGATGTTGGGATGAATATGGGAGTTTCGCCAGAAGGGCTTGTGACGTTTACGAATGCGCAGAGTTTTCGCGGAAACGCATTTATCAATTGTGGTACTGCTATTTACAACACAAATTCGGTCGCAGGGAACCGTGTGGAGGCTATCTACATTGAAGGTGGCGCTGATTCGGCCATTGGGTTTAACGGCGTGGGATTTGGCGCGACTCCTGTTCGTGGTATGGTCGCAACTGGAACATTTTCCACAACGGCTATTTTCCCCACGCAGACAGTTGCGTATGTACCGAGGAATGTTCTGTTCGAATCATCGAGCGCAGATAATTCAGGTTCAGGAACTGCGTGGACGCTGCCAACTACTCAGTGCGCAGGAATTTTTAGCAATTGCAATACTGCACCTGTAGTGACCTATAACGGCTTAAGTGGCAGGAACATAGTGAGCGGGACTTATGATTCCGGCACGCATGTTGTGACCTTGACGACAAACGCGGCGCATCAACTCGATACCGGAAGCCAGAATGTCTCGGTAGCAAATGTCAAAGTCAGCGGCTCAACAAACAACAGTTACAACGGAATATATGAGCCCATATCCAGAAGCGGCAGCACCATTACCTATGAAGTGAATTTTGCTCCTGGGGGGTCCGCCGATGCCAATACCGGGACAGCCGTTGGTGTGTCGAGAGGCGGGTCCATATCATTTCTTAAGGCTATCTCATGGAGTGCCGGCACTGTAAGCGCAGAAACATTCGAAGCGCACGGCATTGGGGATTATGGCACAGTGACGGTCACGGCCATTGTTGGCGGGAGTCCTTCCAACGGATACAGCGGAACATTTGCGGCGAGGGTGAGCGACTCCACGCACTTCACCTATGCGGTTGTCTCGAATCCCGGGACGGTAGATTCGCCCAGCTTGATGACTAGCTATCCCTCTTATCAGAACAGTCCGGCATCAACTTGCAGTACGGACCCAACTAATAGGGGAGTGTCATACGATACTCCGCAGGGCGCACGCGCCCAAATCAGTGATGGACAGAAACTTGGTGGCGGGACCGCCAACATTGGTGATTTGGTGGAAGGCGGCGGAAGCCAGCACATCGGTGTCGTATGGACACAGAACGGATGGATGCGCAGGGGGTAGTTGATCTAGTGACCGCCTTTTCTCTCCTTTCGTCCGCACCTGACGATACAGGCGCAGCCCATCGTCCTGGGTTTCTTCATAGGGCGGCACGTCTGATTCACGACACGGATCAAGGCCGCAGCCGGGCTTAATCGGGCTCACGTAGTCACAACGAAACTGTGAAGGAGACCCAACATGCCAACGCGTGAAAGCGATTCTTTGTCCGCAGCTATTGCGGCCACGGATGCGGAGTTGTTTGCGTCGGCACTCGGAAACGAGGCAGCCGTACACGACGACACCGACGACCGAAGTCTTGAGCAGCAAGACGACGGGCTTGAAGGGAAAGTTGAGGACGAAGGCAAGGAGGTTGAGGCAGCCGCAGACGATGCGGTTAGCGACGGCGAGCAAATCGAGGCCGAAGGTCCGAAGAAAGACCCTCTAACCGGCCAGTTCGTCAAAGCGGATACAGCCGAGCCGCCTAAGGACGGCAAGGGTGAGCCGCGCATTCCGCCCGGAAGGTTGCGTGAAACGACTGAGCGGGCCAAGGCGGCTGAAACTGCACTCGCCGCAGAACGAGCTGCGCGCGAGGAAGACAAGCGCGAGCGTGATGCTATCCGGGCACAGATGGAATTGTTGTCCCGGCAAATCGCGCAAGGCCATCGGGCGGAACCGCCCAAGCCAAAAGCTGACGCCCCCGCACGTCCTGACAAGTTCGCCGACCCGGAGGGTTACGACCTTTGGGTTGAAAATCAAATAGCGGCGGCACGCAATGAAACGCGTGACGATTTCTCTCGCCGTCTCGTCAACATGAACCTCGCTAGCACGCGCGATGCGCAACCAGAAAAGTTCGACACTGCGTATCGAGATTTAATCACCGCCATAAACAACGGCGAGCCTGAAGCCGAACTTGCTCGGCAGAGGGTAATGACCTCGGTTAATCCCGGCGGCGAATTGCTGCGCTGGCATCGCAGCCGCGAAACACTGCGACGTGTCGGCGACAATCCCGAAGTCTACGAACAAAAACTGCGTGATGAAACCAGAGCGGCGCTGCTCGCCGACCCTGAGTTTCGTAAAGAGATACTGGCGTTCGAAGTCAGCAACGGCACCCAACCGCGTCATGTCACGCGTTTGCCGGCCGCGATGAAGTCGCTCAACGGCGCGTCCGGCTCCGGGCACCTCGCTGAGGGCGACCCCGAAGACACTTCTGATCAAGGGCTTTTTAACAGCGCACTCGCACGCTGATCATTCTCGCTTCTCTGCGGGCGTGACGGCTTGCGTGTGAGCATTCACACGAAAGGAAACGGCCCATGGCCGCCACGTCACCGCAGGCTAATAACGTTCTGCTGAAGTATCGCAGATCGACGATCGACGAGTATATACGCGGAAACTGGTTTTCGCCCTACCTGGGCGATGGTATGGATAGCATTATCCGTATTTTCTACGAGTTGAAGTCTGGCGGAGACCAGATCAACATCCCGTTGATCGCGCGCGCTAAGGCGCAGGCAATATCAACCGGGACACTGGTCGGCAACGAAGAGAAGGTTGACGATTACGGCTTTCGGATGTGGATCGACTGGGCGCGCAATGCGTTCAAGATCAGCGATCGTGACGAGCATCGTTCCTCGATCGATCTCGTTGCGAAGTTCAAGCCGCTGCTCGACAACTGGGGCAAGGAACTGCAACGCGACGAAATTTGCCAGGCGTTGTATGCGTTGCCGTCAGAATCGGCCCCATCCGGTCTTGGCTCGCAGTACGGTCAGCGTATCAATGGCATCCTGTTTGATGCCGCCACACTCACACAACGCAATACCTGGACGACTGACAACGCTGATCGCATCTTGTTTGGTGACGCATTCGCCAACTTGGTTGCAAGCAACTTCGGTTCGTCGATGAATAACATCACGACTGCGATGCGCGTAAGCTACGCCAATATGCTTAAGCTGAAACGGCTTGCGCAAAAATCCAACCCGCGCATTCATCCTTATAAGTCAAAACAAACGCAGGGACGGGAATGGTTTGTTTGCTTCATGGGGCAGGAGGCGTTCCGTGATGCCGCCAACGACGCCACAATCATTGCGGCTAACACCAACGCTCGCGCCCGCGAAGGCAAGGGCATGGACGATAACCCGCTGTTTCAGGGCGGCGATCTTTTGATCGACGGCATCATCATTCGTCAGGTCCCTGAACTGAGCACGCTTCTCCCGACGTTCTATGTCACGGCGGGGGCGGGCGGCATACGCACGGCGCCGATCTTCATGTGCGGCCAGTCTGCACTTGGTCTGCTGTACGGTCAGATGCCAAAGCATACGTTCTTGAATGAGAATGACTACGGCTTCTACCGTGGCACTGGCATTCAGATGGCCTACGGCATCGGTAAGATCGCCAAGAAGAACCCGGCGGGCCTGCTGAAGGAGTGGGGAATCGCTACACAATTCGTTTATGCGCCGTCTGACACTTAATGGCTGAACCTGAGCCTGGGCGCGGGATAGCTCGCGCCCTTTCTATCTCACCCCAAACATAGGCCCAGGAGGCCAACGCACATGCAAACTTTGGACCCTAATCGCACGTTCCCGGCACGGAACCGTTTCGAGCAGCAAGTCGGTGTTATTGCGGCTACCGTGAACTTCAGTGATACCGGCGTCGCTACCGGAATCCAGATCGGCACGCTTCCGCAAGGGGCGTATATCACGAGTGGTAGCTCGGTCGAAGTCGTCACCGCATTCAATGCCGGGACAACCAACGTGTTCACCGTTGGCACCGTGCTGGCGACTGCAAACAATATCTTCGCGGCGGCCGATGTCACTGAAGCAACGCCGGGCGTCTACGCGATCGTACTGGCGAATCAGGGGCGTGCCGCAGCGGCGGCTGGCGATGTTCCGATCTACGTGAAATACACTCAGACCGGTACCGCGGCCACCACTGGTCAGGCCGTGGTCGTGATTTGCTATGTCACTCCGGTAACGTAATGGTGGAGGCGGTGTAAGGCCGCCGTTCGCCCCTGTCTGATAATCCAGCAAAGTAAAGGAATATCCCATGACCGATCCGATTACCAATTCCCCGGAAATGAAGAAAGTTGATCCGCCGACCACGCATCCTATGGAAATGAAGAAAGTTGATCCGCCGACCACGGAAGTGAAGCGAGGTCCGGGTCGTCCACCCAACCAGCCGCCGCAAATTGGTGTTACGCCTCCGGGGCAGTCATCCAAGCCGGTCAACAAGGCGGATGAAAACCCTAGCATCGCAGGAGGTATTCGCCCCAAGGAAGGTGATGTGAAGGGCGTCAACATTACTTATCGCCCGCAGCCGGGAGACCCTGTGGTGACTACGTGGAACGGTCACACGTTCCACGCTAATAAGCCAACGGAGGTCAAGCACACCGGCATGATCGCGCAAGCCCGCACCAATGCGTGGTTTGATGTTGAGGGTGACTTTCACCGGGAGACAACTGGACCGCAAGCCGACAATGCGGTGCCTTCCGACTCGGAAGGTTATCGGCGTTATGCCATTGAGTGGTTCCGCGCCGCGCAAAGTGCGGCTGGGATGAAGTCTCGGTGGGATGCCGAAGAAAGCTTGCGGCAGTCCTGCGGCGTCGGCACTGATGACCTTGAATATCTAGATAAGCTGTACGGCCCGCGTTACGCCGAACTGCTCAAGGCCGAATCGTAAGGGCCGTAGCATATGGCCTACACAAGCGACGATCTTGTCACGCAGTCGCTGTCAAATCTCGGTATTGTTCGGCTGACGGATACCAGCACTGCGCTAACCAGGATCGCGCTTGTGGCGGAGGCCGCGAGCAAGATTGGTGTACTTCCTTCTGGGCAGACACTCGCGGCAGAAGACAGCGCAACGATCGACGCGCGCGTGCCGACTGTGATCGCGGACCTGAACGCTCGCGCCGTGGTCACCATCGCAGATGCGAATGCTATACCAGGTGGGATGTTTGACGCGCTGTCGGCCATCCTCGCCAATGCAGCGCGAGCTAGTTACGAGCTTGCCGGCGCGGCAACGGCGCAACTCGCTGCCGACGCTGTTGCGGGCGAGCGCCGGCTATACAATTTCGGCGGGGCTGCGATCGTCCAAGCCAATTTGGACGCCATCTTCGCCGAACTCGGAACCGATGACCTCGTCAACGTCGTCGATCCGAGCGACATTCCGCGGGATTGGTTTCTGGCGCTGGCGGCAATTGTCGCCGATCGCGTCAAGGGCAAGTTTCCGTTAATCCCACCAGAGACAGTGATGCGTGTTAAAGCTGAAGGCGCGGAGGCTGTGACAACGCTGCGTCGTACGACACGCGGGCGGCCGAGCTACAATCGCGTTGTGCCTGAGTGGTTCTGACCTGTGTGGGCCAGTGAGTGGTGGCGTAATCCTCCCATGATCCACCCTCCCATAACCTGT